ACGAACGATGTGGCGAATGCCATCAGCGAGGCGGCACATGCGGGCTGGGATTACGACCGCATTATGGCCGGACTGCCCGCCGCTATGCAGATTGCACAGGCTGGCAACCTGGATTTAAGCGAATCGGTCAACTATCTTGTCAAGGCAACAAGTGCGGCAGGCGTCCAATTTGAGGACATCGGACAGTTCATCGACCTATGGGCTTTTGCTGCCAACAGCAGTGCATCGACTATCGGTGAGTTTGGCGACGCCATGCTCCGAATGGGGAGCACGATGCGCTTCGCGGCTAACCCCGAGGAGCTCATGACGCTGATCGCTGTCACGGCAAACGCCGGTTCCGTCGGCAGCGAAGCAGGCACGATGATCCGCAACTCGATCATGCGTCTGGTAGCGCCGACGCAGAAGGCAGAAAAGGCCATGGCTGAACTCGGCGCAACGACGCTCGAAACTGCGGGGCTGATGGAAGACGAGGCGCTTGCGGCTGCCACTGCGACACTGGAAGCGCACAATTTCAGCGTCTACGACGACAGCGGAAACCTGCGGAACATCCTGGACATCTATCACGATCTCTATTATGCCCTGGGTGACATTGCCGGCGGCTTTGACGACATCGACCGCAACGAAGCCGCTCTATCCATCCTGTCGGCAATCTTCCCGACACGCACTATCACCGAAGCACTGACGCTGATCCGAGCCGCCGCGCAGGAATATGAGAACCTGTACAACGCCATGATGAACGGCGAGGCAGAGGGTTACGGAGAATACGCATCCTCTACCATGATGGACACGCTCAACGGCGACATCGAAATTTTTAAGAGCAAGGTCGAACGGCTGGAGCAGCTTGTCGGAGGCGAGCTGAAGCCGTTGGTTGAGACCGCTGCGGAGTTCGGCGGGAATATCATTGACGGTATCGCCGAAATGGACCCCGGAAAGTTCAGCGCGCTTGTTGACGGGCTGACTGTAGTAGCCGCTGCCGGGCCGGGACTGCTGACCGCCGGTGCTGCGTTTCGTCTGGTTGGCCTTGCTATGACGCCTATCGGTGGCGCAGCACTGGGCCTGACTGCATTAGCAGCTGCTGCCGCTGCCCTAAAAGACCTAAGCGACAGCCGGTTTGCGGAGCAGTTTGGCAGCATGGCGCTCGATATGGCGGCTCTGCAGCAGCACATCGGCACCATCGGCGACGGTTTCCGGGAGGCATATAGCCAGGTTGACATCTTCACGCAGGCCATGAGCGAGGCTGTCGACAGTTATCGGACCGCGAGCAGCACGTTCAGCAGCACACTCCTGACGGACATGCTGACCCATGCGCAGCTTACCGATGCAGATAAAGCCACGCTAACGCAGCTCGGCAATGATATGTTCGCAACCGTGCAGGAAGCGATTGCCAACAGCACCGCTGCCAGCATGAGCTATTGGCAGACGCTTTTCGGCGGCGACGGAACCGCCGAGTACGACCCGGCATATAGGCAGATCATCGAGCTGACAAACCAGGCATACGAGGACGCGATCGCGCAGGCCGAGGGAATCAGCCAAGGGATGCGCGACGCTATGACAAGCGCTTTTACCGACGGCGAGATCAGCGAAGAGGAGTATCAGCAGATACTCTCCTATATGCAGAGCTACAACGACGCCGTTGCCCGCGCCAGTGCCGAAGCACAAAGCGAAGAAGAGTATGTCAAGATGCAGAAATGGCTGCATCAGGCACAAACGGCGAGCCTTGATGAAGTCCAGGAGCTGGCTCAGAGCGCGGCAGCAGAGCGTGACGCTATTCTGGCAGATCAGGAAGACAGATACCTGTCAGAGCGCTATCGTCTGCAATATCGCGGCGCTGACGAGGCTACGCTGGCCGCGGCAGATCAGCGCTACGCCGCGCAGCGGATGCAGACGGAGTCCGCCTACGACGATTTTCTGTACACACTCTGGGACAGCCAAATCCGGCAGAGCGCTCAGGGCGAGAACTACGAATGGCTGTCCGGGGTCGCCGGGGCGTATCTCGGCGGAGAACTGGCCGGTGACACTGCCCTCTCTATGATAACAAGCGAGCTGGGGAAGAGCGCCTATGCCGGGCAATCTGGTTTCTTTACATCGGGTACTGACCGCTCCCAGCTCGGCAAAATGATGGGCTTCTGGATCGACAGCATGGGCGGCGAACAGGCTGTTGGAGAACGCATTGCGTATTACGAGGGCCTCGGCAATCAGGCGATGGCTAACCGTCTCTACCAGATGTACGCGGCAGAGCAGCTGGTCAACGGTTTCGAGCAGATTACTCAGACCGGACGCGCGCCGTGGGATATTGCTGGATGGATGGGCGATTTCTACACGACCGGACAGAATGACCACATCTACAGCGCTGTCAACCGCAGCGCAGCGGAGGCCGTATTCAGCGGTTATGCCTCCGACTACTCAGTGGACGCAGCGCGGCGAACCGTTGACATTCTCGGTGGCGACGACGGCCTTGTCGGCATGTTCTTCGATACTCTCGGCCGCGCCTCAACGGGCAGCGCCGCCATAAGTGAGCTCGACCGAGCGTGGAATGATGTGCGCGGAGACGAGGCAACCGAGGTCCGCAACATGGTTCAGCGACTTGCCGGGATCTATGATTTTGACGCGATTCTCGCGGATTTTGGCGGGGGCAGCAAACTCGCTTCGGATTTCAGCGGGTGGAGAAATGCGTATGCCGCATGGCAATTGATGTACGGCATGACGGGTGAACAGGCGGAGACCTACCGGATCCCGGTCATCCCGGAAGTTGACACCGCTGCCATTGAGGGGCAAATCAACCCAGTTCCGATGCCGATCACGCCCTACGTGGAGGGAACAGACGCGATGGAATCCCTGCAAAATCAGGGGGTCGAAGTCAATGTAGAGGGCGACACTCAGCAGCTCACCGCGACCATTGACGCAGAGGACGGACAGACGTTGCTTGAATACATCGACGGCGACGCCGGAGATTTGCACATGGAAATCTGGAGCGAGGACGGCCAGACGCTGCACGAGTATGTGACTGGCAACGCTGCGCAGCTCGCGTCTGTGATCAACAGCTTTCAAGGCCGGACGATTACGGTAAACATCAGCGGACGCCGCCTGTTTGCCGAGGGCGGACGCGCCACGACGGCTGCAATCTTCGGCGAGGCCGGGCCGGAATGGGCCATCCCGGAGGAGCACAGCGAGAACACGGCGGCGCTGCTGAACGCGGCCCGCGCAGCGTCCGGGTTTACCTGGCCTGATCTGCTGGCCCGCTTTGGGGGCATGAACGCAAACCCGAACAACAGACCGACCACCCTGATCTACAGCCCTACCATCAACGCGCAGAATGCAACCGGCGTTTCGGCTGCGCTGAAAGAAGACAAGAAGCGGCTCGAAAAGTGGTGGGAAGAGAAGAAGATGCGCGACGCAATGGAGGTGTATGCATGAACTTAACCGGGCAAGTCTATCTTTGCAGCGCCGGAGAAACCTTCGATAGCGTGGCTCTCGCCCTTTACGGCGAGGAGGCATACGCCGCTGATCTCCTGAACGCAAACCCCACGCTTTGCACTACACCGATCTTTACCGGCGGCGAGGTGCTGGCTCTTCCGGTTGTGGAAATCCCGGAGAGCGAGGGCGAAAACGTCTATATGCCTGCAAAGGCTCCATGGAAGGAATGAGAGCATGGCGGAAATCGGCCATTGGGCGAACATTACGTTCGTCGTGAGTAGCGATGTCATACGCAGCTTCAAGGATCTGACGATTGAGGGCAGCGTAGAGACGGAGGAAGTGACGGACAATAGCATCAAGTACGTTAAAAACAAAGCCAGGCAGCCTACAGAGGTTAGCCTGACGGTGCAATTGGATGCAAGGCTCGGGAACGACGTTCGCGGCCTCGCGTCCGATCTCGTCGACGGCGCGACCTACGGGCGGGAGGAATACTTCTACATTGCCGGGAAAAAGCTTGTGCCGTACAAGCTGAAGCTCGTGCGCGCAAGCGTCAGCGAAATTCAGATGTCGAGCGATGGCACATGGATCTGCTGCGACGTGAAAATGAACATGAAGCAAAGCGGAATGCCGGATCAGTACGCGCCTTCCTCGCCCACCCCTGCCAGCGGCGGAGGCGGAAGCAGCAGCGGAGGCGGTGGATACCCGGCGGCCAAAGGCTCAAAAAAAGTAACGGTCACGCCAACAAGAACAACCACGACAAAAACCGTAGCTTCTGCGTTGCCGGCGAGCACAAAAACTGCTGTCTCAACCGCGGTGTCGACGATCAGCAAGATTACCACAGCGGCAAAAGTGGTTACCGCTGTAACAAAGCCGTCTGTCGTTCGAACGGCTGTAAAGAAAGTCACGTCTGTTGCCTCGAAGATAATAAATCTCTTCAAGAAGAAATGAGCACGGAGGGCGAGCATGGCAAGATATCAGATTGATAACATAGCCTCCCCCATCGACTTTCAGGAGAGCGATATCGTGATGCGCACGCTCCAGAACGCCAAAAATCTGCTGATGTGTCAGATGGGTGAAGTGCCGTATGACAGATATCGCGGTTTTGACCCGGCGCTGTACGATCTCCCGATAGATGAGCTTCGGGAAGCGCTGTTGCCGGAGCTTGACCGGGTGATGATGTGGGAGCCGGACGTTGAAGTGGCCGATGCCGAGGCAACACTCCTCGACAATGGCAGCATCTACATCAAGGTCATTCTCGAATTACCGTTTTAGGGGGTGCTGATTTGGACAATACCGAGCTACATTATCTGACCTACAGCAAAGATGAAATTTGGGAACAGATGATGCTAAACTATGTCGCCGCCGGCGGAGATATCCTCTATCCGGGCGACGAGAAAGAAATCCTCCTGTGCGGCGTCCTGGCGGATATCGTTCAGGTATTCGCGGGCGTCGATAACGGCCTGCGTATGCAGACACTTCGCTACGCCGTGGGCGACTATCTGGATATCCTCGGCGA